GAGGGGTGTGGGTTTGTGTGAAGATTTTCCCTTGTGGTTTTTTTTATTTGTGTATTATTTTTTTTTGTTCTGCGTCTTCGTTGTCACTTTGTTTTGTTTATAGTCCTATTGTATTTTTTTTACGCCCACCTGTCAAGTTTTTTTATTTTCGGGCGTGTCGTTTTTTTTTATTGACACTGTGTCAATGGTTGTATATGCAACAATCCGTGTCCCGCTAAGTTACGGTAACGTAACCGTAACCTACCGACCGGTAGGTAGGTGTTTTTATTATTTTGCTTTGTTTTGTTTTCGGACGTGTCGTGTTTTTGTTTGTGTTATGCTGTAGTTATCGGTTTCAAGGGAAAGGAAATAAAATGACTAATCTTACTGCACATGTTGTCGAGTTCGAGAAGGACATTCGATACAAGGTGACTATTGAGGGGGTTTGGAGTGGCTTTACTTCCATCGATGGACTGGAAGATGATTCTACTCTTTCGTTCCATCGGGCGCTTGCAGGTATCGTAGAGGTCTTCTTGAGCGACAACTACGATATTAACATGGTCGCTAAAAGCCGTTCCAAGGAAGGGCGCCCGTGCCGCGAGTACTTCGTTTCGATTAATGACTGCGACTGATATATAACCAATAAGCCCCTAGACTGACAGCCTAGGGGCTTTCTTTATGTCATGCGAGGTACTGTGTCGTGCCGTTCACGGCTTTTAGTGCGACATATCGTGTCTTGCCTGAACCGCCTACGTAGTGCGCCCAAATGTAGCCGTCTGCGATTATGCCACCGCTCATGAGGTTGACAGTCTGTCCTTTGCGGTATTGCGCCACAACTGCGCCGTGGATACTGGGTGCCGAGCGCACGTTAAGCACTGGCACGTTGACATGATAGGTGCGCGCGGTGATTGCGACGCTATTGGGGTTGTCACTGCCGCCGTTGTTATTTCGGGGGTGAAAGTAGCCTATGATACCGTTTTTGCCGATGTTAACATATCCGGCACGGTTGGGGTTTTGGCTGATGGTCTGTAAAGTGCCGTTGCCATTGTCTCGAACCACGATGGCGACGTGGTTCATCCCGCTGCGTTTCCAAAACGCCACGTCACCGTAAACGGGCGTATAGTTGGCTGACTCTTTGGTGAAAGCGTTTTGCAGTGCGCGGGAGCGTTCGTACCGCGCCGTGTACACGCTTGCGGCGTATCCGTCTACGGTGTTGGTGTCAGCGACTGGAATGCCGTACACGTTGTGCGCGTAGCTGCTCCACAAGTCCCAACATTGGCCGCCGTAGGCTCCGTCCATGTCGATGGTTTTGCCGTTGACTGAGTTGATCCACTCTTGGATATTCATTTTCGCTCCTTACATGGTTTGTGTCAGATATAATGTTGCCGTCACCCACGGCGTTGCCGTGATAAGCATGAAGATGAATGCGGCACGACGGAACTGCGGATATTGGACGGCGAAGGATGCGAACCACATCGCAATTCCAATCGCCGTAAGCCCGGTCAGTATCAAATATGAGATGATTGTGTTCATTTTCCGTGCTTAGCGTTAGGCGCGTTCTGTGCGAAGATTTTCATGAATGGCGCGTCCGCCAATTCTGGATTAATTACGGTGATATTTTCCAAAATCGATGTGAGTTCGATTAAGCATATTCCGCCAACCGTACAAACGAATACGGACACCGGCAGCCCCAAATCAACATGCAGGTTAACTTCATCGATAAACCATGCTGTCAGTACGAGGATGAAGTAGGCGAACTTGTGGCCTAGCCCCTCCCGCATTTTTTTTGAACTCAGATTATCTTGTATGATGGCTTTCGCCACGCCGGTTACGTAATCGGTGGTGGTGAAGAACGTGACTGCGATGGTACACCATACGTCCGCTGTTGTCATTGTTGCTATTCCTTCCTATTTCCCTAGCAGTTCTCCGATTATCAAACCAAAATCTGCTTTGACTTGTGAGTCATCGAATCTTATTTTGCCAAGCCGATAGCCGGTAGTGAGTCGCCTTATTATATCGTCCGACTTTTTGACATACCATGTTTTTTCGTCAACGTGGTTCGGGTCGAGCGTGTAGGCGGGGCGGTTGTTGTCTTTTGGAATGCGTCGTGAAACATATTGTGAAACATGCCCGTTGCGTTCGGACACGGAAATCCATATGCCGAACTGCGCATAGCCGGCAGTGTCCAAAATGTAGGACAGCTCGCCGTCTGAGGGTATTGGCGCTATCAAAGTGTCCGACTCGTCACGGAATTTATTGCGTATGGCGTAGTCCGCATAGTCGCCGTCATACCGCTCCAAGAATCTGCCGAACTTGGATTGTGCGACTTTTGCCGAGAAACCGCCATAGTCGGCCAGTTCGAGACAGATAAACCCACCGCAGTAAAGCCTGTATTGTTGTTGGTTGGCTTGTTGTGCTCCGATGTCCAGTCGGTATTTGGCGAAATACGGGTTGGCTTTTTGAACCGCGTTCGATAGGAATAGTACTTTTGTTCTATCCTGCCACCTGTCTACGGTGTTGTAAAATTCGGAAAACGAATTTACTTCGTTACTCAAAAAACGCAGATTGTCGGGGAAGATCTCGTCGAAAATAATCAAGTGGACTTTGGGATAGGCGACTGACTTGAGTCCGCCCGCTTGCGAGAGAGCTACGAAATAACAGCAGGTACGCCAATCCTTCTCGTCCCACGCCGTCTTATGAATCTGCCCTTTTTCGCCGTTCACGCGAAATTCGTAGGACGGAAAAAATTCCTGAATGTCCTTGAAAAAGGTCTCTTTTCTATGCTGTTCGACGTCGGTTCGGCGCAGATAAATGAACTCATGGCCGTTTTTAATGAACTCTTTAATACCGTATCGTTTTGCGGCGAACGTCTTACCTAAACCGCGCGCGCCGATCACGAAATTCCACGGCGCGTTTCGCGTCAAAAGATTGTGCAAGTCGTAATAATCGTTTTCGTCAAGCGTTTGCAATGTCATGTTTGCAACCCTCCTAGAACTAGTGGAGGGCGTGCGCCATGACTCGCACGCCCTCCACCAACCTATCAATATGGCAGCCGTTTAAGAGGAAAGGTCATCACATAACCACTGCCATTGTCAAGTATACCACACTTTTAGAACGCTGGAGGATTAGACTTGCCATCCCACACAGATAGCAACGAATACGCCTGATTGTATCGTGTCGTATACGGGCCGAACGGGAACGTGTTTAAAATGTTGTTTTTGAGTTGTGCGAGGTTCGACGCTTTCGGCACTTTCAGCGCGTTCGCGGGCGATTGATGATACGCCGTCACCCACAAAATTTGTAGTTTGGTATCACTGTATTCTTTCGGATAGCCCTGATAGTCTTCCGCGAACTGCTTTCGCTGTCCCTCTTTTGACTCATTCCGTCCGGCCCACGTGCGGAACGCGGCCGCTTCCGCAGAGGTGAGCGAACGTTTGAACGTGCCGCCCGACTCCATAAGTGCGGCTATTTCAGGCGCGGCGGCCTTGAACGCATCGTATCCGGCTGGGTCGGCGGCTTTCATCGCGTTGAGCACTTGCAAGCGTCGTTCGAAACTCCATTGAGCAATGCCAATGCCTTGGAGGTTCGCGGCTTCGACTGCATCCCATCTAAGCCCCGCTTCGACTGTTCCGACCACATAGAGGGCGTACGAGTTTTCCGGTGATATTGAGGTGGAGGGGTGCGCCTGCCCGTTGTCACTGGACGGCTGCGATTGTGACGCCTTTTCCGAAAAATTGTTGGCGGTGGTTTTGTAAAAGATGCGGGTTCGCGTTCCGGTGTTGTCGGTTTCGCGTAAGTAGAGGTTGTCGCCTTGCCAATGTATCCACGCTCCACCACGTGCGGAGTCGGCCGAACCGTAACTATTATCTCCGGTGGGGTTCTTTTCGGTGGAGGTCGTGCCGCCCCCTTCGCCTAGTGCCTTGGGGTGCAGATAGCCTAGGAACGCTGTCAAGTCGAACGTCATGCGCTGCGCGGGGTTCGGGTTTTGAGATAATACGGTGATGCGGCCGTTATGCACGCCGTCTTCCATGACAATGCTCACGTGTGAGCCGGTGTGTTGGCTTGAGAAATTCCAAAACGCCACGTCACCTTTGACGGGGCTGTAGTCGGCGGGTTTCTTTTCGAAAATCTGCGCCATCTTCGCGTTCGTGGGGAAGCGCGTGTAGTTGCCTTCCGCGTATCCGGTTGGCGTGATGCAATCGCTTACGGACGCACCGTACAAGTCCATACAATACTTGGCCCACAGGTCCCAGCACTGGGCGCCATACGCCCCGTCCATATCCCAGTAGCGGCCTTGTGTCTGCCTAATCCAATCGTCAAAAGTAATAGCCATGCCGCCAATTATAGTGGCATGGCTATTACTCAGGATAGTCTGTCAGCTTTCATAGAGATAACCGTCAGTGGAACGTACCCTGATTTTCCATGCGCTCTTGAAATTGCGGTTGACACGCAAGTAGAGCCGGTACTTTTCGTCCGGCAGCGTGACGTTTTTGTTTTCGCCCGTGATTATGTCGCCATTCTGCCCATTGGAGTAGGCCCAAATGATTCGTGCATGGTCTTTGTCAAGCACGAAGGACGCATGCACGGCGACACTATCGTTATTGCCTACAGCGGGCGTCTTGGCGTCGGTCGAGTCAAACGGCACCGTGTCTCTATTGTCTTGATAGAAACCGCCGAAGGTGGCGCCGTTACGTCGTACGCCCGCGATAATGCCAATCTGTCCGGCCTTCTTGTTATCCTCCCACGGTTCAATATCCGTGCTTTCTTTGACGGCCACTACTGCAATATTGCGCGTCTCTCCAGCCGTTCCAGTCTGCACGCGGGACATGAAGCCTTCGAGATCGATTGACACCGGCAAAGTCACCTGTCCAACCTCGACGAGTTCAACAGCCATCTGTCCGTCAGCGTCGCCGAGCTGGAACAGTCCGTCCGGTGCGAGATACGTGCTTTTAGCTCTGTCCGCGTCCGAAACGTCGACATACGCTTGCTGGCCGTACACCTGAAACCGTGTTGGACGGATAAAAGTATTTTCGCCGGTGCTGAACGGCGTGAAGTTGCGACACATCTGCTTTGTCGCGTAATCCGGCCAATTGGAGGTAATGCCATCCACTCCAAGCGCGGTGACGCGCTCGTAGGCCACTGGATCATTGATAAGCCACGGATTGATTTTGACCCCAGCCGAGTGCGCGGCGCTGACCATCGAAGAGGTGAGTTTGTCTTCACGCGGATTGCCGCAGAAAATACCGGCATTCTTCATATCAGTCCAAGAGTGCGGCATGGCGTCTACATCCCATGTCCATGAAACGTATTTTACACCCCCTTGCACGGCGCGGACGCACTGTTCCCAACTGAACGAAGTCAGTTCGTGGATTGCGGTTGCATTATACTTGCGTAGCAGTTCCAGCATTGCGTCCGTAGTTTCGTTGGTTAATGACTTGATCTCAAAATCGACGGGACTATCCCCCACGGCCTGCAGCACCTGTTCCATGCTCACCGGCTTACCGGTGTTGCCACCATGCACTTTCGCTTTAACCTCACGACTCATAAAGTCCGCATAGGTAATAGAGGACACGTTAGCGGCGGTTCCCGTCATGGTGCGGGCGGTGGAGGTGTCGTGCAGGATTACGGGCACGCCGTCCGACGTGAGCTGCACGTCGATTTCAGGCACGTACCCATGACGTACCGCCCACATAATCCCTTCCATGGTGTTTTCGGGGAAACGGTAGGAGCCACGGTGCGCATGAGTGATGAAGTGCGAGTCAAGCTTGCTATCCACACGTGCGTCCGCAAGCTCATCCACCTTGGTGGCGGTGTTGTCCAGTTTGTTTTTTTGCGCCGTGGCGTCAACGGTTGAGCCTGCTCCAAGTGCGGTAAGGATTGTTTTATTGTTGTCGGCCTTGCCTATGGCGGTCGCCGCGTCCGCTCCCGCTTTATCCCATTTGGTTTTATTGGCGGCGGCGCTCGTCGTGGTGTCGGCTCCCAACGCGGCGAGAATCGCCGTGTTGCTGTCGGCCTTGCTTGCGGCGGCGGCGGCGTCCGACTCCGCCTTGTTCCACTTGGTTTTCGCGGCGGTGGCGCTGTCGACGGTATTGTCGCCAATCAGCGCTTTGACCACTTCCTCATCATGGGTTTCACGCTTTTCCACCGATTCGATACGGCTTAAATGTTGTTCCATTGTCGTGTCAATGGTGCGCATGGAGCCGTTGTATCCGTCACGCAGGTCAGCGGGGTCATTGTCGCCATACAAGTTAAGCGCGTAATTGTCGGTTTTATTGTACACGGTAGCCATTGCCGTTAGTCCTTTTCTCGAATCTGAGTTTGCAGTTGGTTGAGAATTTGGTCGATCATGCGCATGGCGCGGTTGTAGCCGTCGCGCATGTCCATTGGTGTTACGTCGTTATAGAGCGGCAGTCCAAAATGTCGCGTCACATCGTATGCGGCGGAGTCCACGGGCGTGGTCTGCTGACTGTCTTTCATAACCGTCAATCTCCTGAAGCAGTGGTGGAAACGAACGGCAGACCCTCCGCAGTGACCTTTGTGTCATTAAGGTTTTTGACGGTGAACTGTCCGCCACCGGTTGCGGGGACACGGTTGAGGAGATGATTAAGCGCGGTGCCGAGCGCGTTGGCGTTAGCGGTGCTCAATCCGAGAGCGGTGGCGAACTCGCTCAATCCTTCCGGCAGTGACTCCGGCGTCGGAATGGCGTCAATCTTATCCGACTGCGTTTTCAGCGTCGTATCGAGGATGTCCATTGAGCGATTGTATTGCCCCTCAAGGTTGGGCGCGTCCGTCGCATCATACTTTTCAAGATTATAATTTGGGGTTTTGCTGGTCATTTGCCGTAATCCTTCCTATTATTTTGCGGTTTTCATAAAATTATTGACCACGACGCCATTGGCGAGATTTTCAACCGATAGCGGATTGACGGGTTCGCCGTCATCCACGTGTACGTCGCGTGGCGTGATACGTGGCTCATCGTTGTGGAAAATGGTTTTGTTGCCGAGCACGGCGAACTCAAGACACGTGTGCGCTGCGGCCATTGGCGTGGATAGTTGGGCCATTTGGTTGACGCGTGCGCCGAAAACGGCAAGCTCACGGTACATGTCTCGATTCGTGTTTTTCGAGTCTTCATACTTGCCACGAGTCGGATTATAGGTTAAGGCAGAGTCTTCATATTGTCCGACTTGTTTTTCCAGATCGTCCAAGGTTTTGTTGATGCGCTCGAACTGTTCGTTGAAACCGGCTATCAGCTGTTTGATGGCTTCGATGTCCGCGTTTTCGTCCTTGGCGAGGTTGTCGAGCTGTTCGCGTAATTCGTCCACATGTTCGGCCACTTCCTGCACGTAACCGAGCACGGTAAGCGTGTCACGGTACGAGAACGGTTGCACGGTAGTGAAATACCGCTGTCGCGGGTCAATGTCGAGCGGTGCGGCGCATAGGTTTATCCCGTTCATAATCCTCCAATCTGTCAATGTCAAGTATACTCTAGTGACCGAGATTGTAGGCTAACGAGGTGCTGTAAAGCTGCGGCACGTTGGTCATGTTGTCGCCACTACCCCACATGCCTAAAAACAGATCTTCGAGCGAGTTTATAACCATCATGTCAATATTGATCATGGTATTACGCCAGTCCTGCAACAGCTGTGATTGCGAACCGCTGGTGCCGATCGTATGCGACATACTATTGCCTTTGTCGGACGAATGCGCGTAATCGGTGTTGCTGATACTGGACGCGGTGGTGCTACTGTCCTGCTTGGAGGATGTATGCGTGTTGCCGGTAGAGTCCGTCTGCGATGCGCTGGTGGCGAATTGCTTGAAATCGTCAATACGTGTCTGCGGAAACTCAGAATTAAACGTCATTGACGAATTGTCGGCGGTGGTGTCGGACGTGCTGTTTGCCGTAGACTCGTTCGACTGTGTGCCGCTCGATTTTCCGCTGGACTCGTTCGTGCTGGTAGAGTCCATAGTTTGCTTGATATCGGAAGTGATAAATGGGTCAAACTTATGTTGAGCGGACAAATACAGTTGATTGAAATAGTCCATCTGCTCGCGCATTGTCCTGCCTAGATAAAACACGAACATTTGTGGTGTTTCCGAACCAATCTCGCGTAGTGCGTAGTGCGCCACGATTTTTTCATTCAATTTCGCACGATAGTTTTCGTCGAAAATCGGGTAATACTGCGAGGATAGGTGCAGTTTTTCGTCCGTGTCAAGCCCTCGGTCAATAAGATTGCCAAGGGTCAAAGTGTAATCCGCCATGCTGTCTTTGACGGCATACATGCTCAAGTCCTGCGTCATCGTTCGTCTTCCTCCTTGTTTCCGTCAACATCCAGCAAACCGCCCGAAGTAGTGTCGTTCCATTCAATGCTTATTGGTTTGCCTAAGTCCGCCATTTGCGGCCACAACCGGTTAATCGTATCGCACGCCTGTTGACGCGCCTTAAGATAGCTCAGGCGGAACACGTTCGTACGACTGTTCCCAGCCGTCACTTCCGACTCAAGCAGACGTTCTTTCTTTTCCGTCGTACTGTTGTCGATACCGAGGTAGTTCACAAGCTCGTTCCAAATCTGCGTTTTCGTCGTAATGATTTTATCCGCCATAAAGGGCGTCATGTTTGGAAAGGTTTGAAACATTCCGGTGATATCCGCGCTGTCATACGCGTAGATATAAGGGTCTCCGTCTTCACGCGCCTTAATAAGATTCTGTGCGGTGAGTTTGTTGGCTTCGGACGTGGCGATAATCAACGGCACCGAAATGTTATCCAAGTTGACGTCCAGTGCTCTGTCCGCGATGGCTAAACGCGTGGCGTAATTCCACATGACATCGATCATGGTGCAACGCAGCTGATTGTCCCAAATAGGAACACATTCTTTTGAGCCGATTTGCGGGTGAGAGTAATTCGTGGCTACCGGCTGGAATGATGTTGGATTATTGTAGTTGTTGACTCCGCCGATATTGCCCGACGTGACCATAAAACGGCGTACTCCCTTACGTTCATCAGGGAAGAAGAGGGCCAAGCCATTCTCGAATAGGGTTAGTTCCAAATATCTTTCATCGATATAGGGGGGCAGGTTAATCCATTTGAAACGCGACACCGCCAACATTTCAATCAGTTTCATGTACTGGTTGATGCGGAGACTTTGGCGCATTTCAGGGAGATTGAGGTTGCCCCACATTGAGCCAAGCACGCTCTGGTTATCCCAATGCGCGGCTTTACGCGCGTTATTGCGCTTACCCATAATCACCGTCCTTAAAAATAATGGAGAGAGCTTAATATGCTCTCTCCATTATATCTAGTATGCGATACCTGATAGCGGCGTATTATCCGCGTAATCGGTCACGCCGATTTTGTCAGGGTCATTCCACACCGTCACACCGGACTCAAAAATACCTTTGACTGTCAATCGGTACTCTTCCGGACACGTCGAGCTACGAATGTACAGTTCGTGGAGTTTCCAGTAAGTGAAATTACTCATTGCCATGAGATTTTCCGGCAGTTGCATAAATCGCTGCACGTAATACCCGAACCTTAGCCACACTTCGCCAATGGAGCGCATGGCGGCCGGTGGTATCTGCCTGAACCGTACCATGACGCCGATTAGTCCGTTCGCAAGATTGAACGCGTCGCCACCCAACGCGCCGGACGTGGTAGGGGGTATGGTTTGAGTCTGTTGCACTTGCGCGTTGATACCGGCGATAGTGTTTTCATAATCGCCTTGCGCGGTGGCCTGCGCGAGTTGCCGGTTCATGTCCGCAAACTGCATAGTCTGCTGATTGCTGAGGTTTGTTTGTGCAAGGCTGTAGGCATTCGACTGTGAGGTGGTTGCGCCGTTCGTTGCCAACGTGTTAGACAATTGCTGACTGTTGGAGTCTACGGCATTGTTGTACGACATTTGGTTCGCCACCGCGCCGATGGCCGTGCCCGCCACGGCGCCGACTACGCCGCCAACGCTGCCGGCGACTGCGGAACCGACTGCGTTCGCCACACCGGAGCCAATGGTATTGAGTTGGTTCATTCGGTTGCCGAAGCTCAGGTTTTTCAGCGTCAGGTCGGCCGACATCTGCGCGGCTTGATTGTTGATAGACATCATTGCGTTACGGTTGCTGGTGCCAAGCTGGTTCTGCGCACTCGCGTACTGGGTGCCGAGTTGCGCTTGAGCGTAGGCGTTGTTGATGCCCATTTGCGTTTTCTGCTGTGCCCAATCGGCCGACTGTTGCGCATACGCCCTCGTGTAGGCACTATTAGCCAAGGCCAAGGCGCTACCGTTGTTAACCGTCATAAAGGTTGGAAAATTGGTGATACCGAAACTCGCGTTGAGCATTTCGCCGGAATCAATCGGCAATCCGGAATCGTTCGGCAACGGCGACTGTTCGCTGACATCACCTGCGTTGTATCCGCGCGGATAAAAATTAAGTCGCGGAGAAGGGGGGGCATAGTCCCACGACTCCCGGATAGTCAGGTCAGCACTCGGAATCTGCTCAGGATTGTAGGTAATCACAGTGCCGTTAAGACAAGAACACTCCAGTATCGCATATGGTGCAGTGCGGAATTTTTGGAGATACTTGTATCGTTCCGGTAGCTTGAAATTATCACGAAAATTTGCAATATGGATGATGTCGGCGTAGCGACTTCTGGCGTCATTATGCCGTATCTCAAGCCGGTAGCAGTCGCCGCGCCAATCGATCATGTGATTAAAGAACACGCCCGGCTTCTGCTGGTTTTCCAGCAATGAGTCGGGGAGCTGTGGTATGGCGTAGATTCCGCAAATACCCTGTGTCACCCAAGGATATTCCGCGCCAGCGCCCATCACGGCGAGGAAGTCCAAAGCGTCCGAGAAATAGTATAAAGCAGTCCCGTTCGTATGATTTTCAAAGGCGCTTCCGTCCGCGCACGTGGTTTTCGGCGCGGTCGCCGTGCCGGGGTCAGTGTCCAGTTTTGTGGTTGACGCCACGATCACGCCGAAGGTGGTGTACCCGTTCGTTTCGCCAATCAGACTTTTATACTGCTGTCCGGTAACCACCATGGCCTTGCCGGTATCGAGTCCTTCAGGCAAGTCCAGATAGGTGCGTCCGTAATCTTTCCAAGCGTTCTCGTTCGCAACCCCGATATGCCCCCGTTCCACATAGGCGTTGCCAAGTTGGATGTCATGTTGGAAACTCTGCCACACATCAAGTTGGATGTTCAATTGTGTGGTGTGGGCGTTGACGTAATCGCACGTCTGAATAAAGTAATACCATGAACGGGGTGTATCGAAGTCATAATCATTCGTTGCAATTAAATAATTGTATCGCGACGCTTGCACGAACGGCACCGGCAGTCGCACCGGCAGTCCGTATTTCGCCATCGTGCAGTCCGTGAACTCGATGCCATCCAAACCGTCGAAATACTCTTTCTGGGCTTGCCTATTCCATTTGACAATATCCCTGTAACCCATATCCCACGGCACGTTACAAAGCTTGAATTTGGTGTTCGGTGTCCACTTGGCGTACGAGAAATTAATCGGCAAGTCGTTCGCGCTCATAAGGTCCTCCTAAAAAATAATAGGTGTGGATAAAAGTCTATCCACACCTATTTTACCGGCTAGCTGTCATCACTGTGCGGTGACGGTGACTTGTGCCGTTCCGGTGGCTCCCGCAAACTTCACGGAAACGTTAGCGGTACCGGCAGTGGTTCCGGTCAGCACGCCGTTAGGCGTGATGGTCGCTTTATCGTCCACAGTCCACATGGCGAGGTTGGTCACGTCCGCGGTGTTGCCGTCCGTCTTGGTGGCAATGGCCTTAAGCGCTACATACCCCTTGACCTTGACCGTCTTTTCGCCCTGAATCTTAATAGACTCGATGGCTCCGGCTTTCCAACCACCAAGCCAAGCGCCAACCACCGGCACGGACAGTGCGGCGGAAACCGTCTGGTCGATTTCAGGCGTGGCCGGATTGATGTAGGTTGCCTGAGCCGTGACTTTCAGCACTTCGGCGGTTTCGTCAAGGCCGCAACGCAGAATACCGTCGTTGTCGATGGTCGTAAACTGCGAGGTGGCACCCTCGACAGCATACTTGATGCCGGTTGGCTGGAACGTAGCCGTCTCCTCGTTGGCGCTCGTGATAGTGGAAACCACCTGCACCAAGTCACCACGCGACACGTCTTGCGGAGTGATGGCAGGCTGACCATACTTCTTCACACGCAGTTCGAACTTAGGCGTAGAGGTGGTGAGCGTGTTCGGCGGAGTCACGGACTCGTTGGAGCCTTCGCCCGTCCAAAAGAGGATGGCGTTAGCAAAAGGATTAGGGGTGATGCTGCCACGATGCTTGTAGAAAATGTTGCGCGTGCCGTCAATCGGGTTCACTGGGCTGTTCGTCGTTTCCAACATCTCGTCCCAGCAGAAGAAGAAGTCTTCTGTGGTCAGAATCGCCTGAACCTTACCAGCCGCACCGCCGATACCGAACATATCCTCTGGAATCGGGATAATGCGATACGGTACGTTGATCCTGTCGATGTTGAACGCTGCGGCGAGGGCTTCGACGTTAAGCGCGGCGATAACCTGCGGAGTGGCGAAGAGGATGGCTTCGTTATTGCGCCACGGAGTCACCCAGCTCATTGCGTTGTAGCGCGGCATGGCGCTCATTGGCGACGCCTTCAATTCGTTCGCCACCTGCTGAATAAGACGTAGCAGGCCCTTCGCGTCCGCTTCGGTCGAGTCGGCCTTACCAACGTCGGGGGTATGCACGCGGTAGAAGCCACCCTTACGAGCGTATTCGGCAAACGTCTGCGTCTTCATCAGGTACATGTCGTTTCTATCCGAGAGGATAGGCGCGTTCATGATTTCAGCGATGTAATCCGACATGCCGCTTTCGCCGTCGAATGCAGTAAGCAAAGCGTCTTCCGGAATGGTGACGGGGTAATAGTGGTCGAAAGTCAGAGGGTGGAACACCGAAGCGGTCGGCAGCGAGTAGCGGCCATACACGTCATCGCCCAAATATTCTTCGTTGAAGTTACGAGTGCGTGCCTTGACCAAGCCGACTGCGGCCTGCTCGTAGGTACTGCCATAGCGCTTGAGGGTGCGCGGCGAACCAATCAGCTTCAGTGGGTCATCCCAGTCCGCATGTTGGACGTAAAGACCAATCAGTCTCTGGATTAACACCCCCGTAAACTCGTCTCGCAGGTAGGGGAAGTTGCGCATGGTGTCCACCGCGTTGCGGATATTGCCTTGCGTCGCGGACGGAATACGGGTCTGGAACTGCGGTGAAGTGGCGGAACGCACGGCGTTGAAAATCTCAACGTCACCTTTACCGGCCAGCGGTCGAACATTAGACATTATGTTATCTCCTAACCTATTTTAGTCAAACAAATCTTCGATGGACTCGCCATCATTGTCGTTGTCGCCGTCATTGTCGTTATCAGACGGTGCGGGGTCGTTGTAGCCGAGCGTATCCATCATGGCTTTCAATGCGGCCAATTCCTTTTCAATCGCGTCAAGTCGTGCGGAAACGTCCGGTTCCTGCTTCGGTTCCGGTTCCGGCTCCTCTTTCGGCTTAACCTCGTCGTCCACAGTTTCCGTCTGCTGTTCCTCTTCGGTCGGCGGCGGAGTAGTGGTTTCCTCTCCGTCGGTATTTGTGTCTGCCATGCAAAACTCCTTACGATTAGCAATGTTTTCACTAAAATTATATCATGCGGCGGAAAATAAAATGACCCCCGCAATCACGCGGGGGTCTAACTGTCCTATCAGAGCGCGAGTCGAAAATCGTAGGGCACTACCGCCACGATAGTGATTTCATGTTCGGCGGCGTTTTCAGCCGTGGCAATCCGACTCATGTTGCTCCCAGTCGAAAATCGACGCTCACAAGACATGACGATTATAACATAATCACGGTTCCGTAATCATCCATGACTTGCGCGCCATGCCGGAATCGCTCGTACGGAATGGGTTCCGAAAACATGTTTCCGGCCATGCAGACATCCACTTCGCCGTCATCTCGCCATCCTTGATAACGGTTCATTCCAAGGACGGTAAGTTTTTCGTATCGTGCGGCGATCTTCCACTTGCCGAGTTCGGTCGAGTGTATCTCGCACGACTTCACGGGTTCCCAGCCGGATAGGATGCACCCGTCCGTGTTCGCATACAGTAGCCGGTCGGCGTTCGCGTGGCACACGTCCATAAGCTTTCGGCGGGCGTAGGTGTTGACCCAAATAGGCACGGGCAAGTAGTCGGTTTTCAGATTCGATTCTTCACGTTGTGCGACATCCCAATCCAATGTTATGCCGTCTTTTGATAGTGGGAGCATGACGGCGCCTTTCGGCAGACTCGCCATTTTGCCGACGAGTGCGTTCATGATGAGTTTCGCCATTTGCCGTTTCTCGCCAGTCGCCTTCTGCTTCAAGTCCCCCCATTCGTCGATAAACGAACGGAAGAAACCCTTGGAGCGGCGGAATTTCCACCCCCTAACATACTTGTAGACACTCACTTCATAATTCTTATAGAGCAGTTCTTGGTCAATGTCGGTGAGCACGCGCGTGACGTAACCGCGTGTAGAGGTGAGACGGTTGAGGCCGTACACGCTGCGGTTGTCGAGCAGAAAGGGGTATCCGTCCGGTTTGAGTTCCGCGCGAAACGTGAGTTCATCACAATGCAACGGCATATCGCTATCTTCCTCGTACTCGCCGTTGTATGGTTCCGGCTCCCCCCACGGCAGCCATTCGTCACGCAGAATGCTCGGATACATGCTGTTGCAGTCCACGTCGATGGCCTTGCCATACGTCCCTTCCTTGACCAACATTAAACCGCCGATATAAGCGTCATGCAATGACTTTTTGACGTCGGTTTCGAGTTGTGGAAATTTGTCGTAATACCATTTCCACTCGCCGGACGCGAACGCCTCCATACTTGCCCCGCCCGCCGTGATTTTGCACAAGCCACGGTTGTCATACTCACGCAGAATGTTGAGCAATTGCGTATCGGTCATGGTGAGACGGCAATTCTCCCGCAGAAGATTCGATATGTCGAAAAATCGTGCGGAATTTTCGCGGTCGATACGCACGCTAAAACTGAAAAATTTGCCTTTTTTCGACACTATCGCATCCCAGCTCAGGTTAGCATTATGCTCGTTGTGCGGGAGAGAATGTACGACGTGAGCCATAAACGGTTCAAGCAATTCTGGATTAGTCACGTAGACGGTGAGTTTGCCGCCTGACATGATGGACGCCAAAAGGCGATTGGGCGCGGTGATGTCACGCAGGACGGTGCCGTCCGTAAAGCGTATGACGTCATCAGCGCACCATAATCCAACCCTTTTTTCTTGCGTGGTCATGGTATAACTTCCCTTGTTTGCCGTCTACTACTTTTCCAGTGCGCCCGCTTCCGTCATCCACCTGTCGAACTGCTTGCGGGAACGCTGATAACCCTCACCATTGTTTCGGAATATCGATGTGAAACCGTGCCGAACTGGATCGTATACCGTCCAGTCGAACACAATACGGGGGGCGTCCGTCTGTTCGATAAAAACCCTCTTTTGCGCGGCCGATAGTTGACGGAATCGTTTCAATCGTTTCGAGCCGAGCGTGGTGGCCAAGATTTTCTCGAAAACCTCATAGCGTCCGCGTGACATGTATGATGGCCATTCATGCTCGCCATACAAGTCTTTATCCCGCTTGCCCGTTCCCCGCTTTTTGGATGGTTCGTGTTTCTGTTCGGTGCGCAATCCCAGTATTTCAGCGGCGTCATGCATCTGCTCAAGCAGTTCGTTACGGTGTCCGCTTTCCAGTTGTGAGCGCACAAACGCTTCATCGCTCAACACGTTCGCCATTTGCAGAAAATCGGTGAGTTTTGATGGAATGATCTGATTGCGTCCGAATCCCTCGCCGGTGGTTCCGGTGATTTCGGCCACGCGTTGCTCGTACACGCTTTTTGCGGGCATGGCCTGAGCTTTGTTCCATTCGTTGATTTTCCGTCGTGCCGCATTGATTTTCCGCTGCTGCTGTCTGAGCAGTTTACGTCGTTTCGCCACCGGTTCCGCTTCGATCTGCGCGTCCGTGATGGGCGTGCGTTGGGCGAACATGTAGTCTTTTTTCGTCGGCTTCTCCACGGCGGTGGCATGGTATGGTGTTGCTTTCGCTTCCGCTATGGCCTGTTTCTTCTGCCGCTCCCACTCTTTGCCTAACGTTTTGGCAATGTTGACTAGTTGTTTGTCTGCGGTTTTGGCGAGATTCGAGTGTGAGTACGAGCCGAGTTGTTTAATGTCGCGTGCGGCGCGGGCTCGCGCGGCTTGAATTTTCTTGATGTGCTTGCGTTGTTGCCTATCGGCTTTGATGGCGACATTGCTGGTATCCGGCTTTTGGTGTGTGCGATAGTTCTGTGATACGACTGCGCGGGGTGCTGGCTTCTTCCTCTTCCGTGACATGGTTGCAGTCCTTTCAGATAGAGAGAGCACCCGACAAGGGTGCTCTCATGGTGAACTCACATTGCGATTATAGCAAGTTTACTTCGCTTCTTCGTCCACCGGCTCAATGCTGAAAAACTTGAAGCCACGGCGAGAACGGCGTTCGACCACCTTGATGCACAGCGGTTCCGTCCAAGTGTTCGGAGTGCCGAAGATGCCAAACATGGTGTTGAGTCCGGCGGCGAGAGTCGGTGAGGTGGCCGCGTACGCCTTGTTATCATCGGTCACGATGATGACGCGCACGGTGTTGGAGATTTCTCCCGTCTGGTCGTCCGTCACCTGCACCGCCTGAGCGACGGCGTTTGTCATGTTCAACGGCTCGTTAAGATGTTCGTCAAGCTTTTCCGCGTTCTGCAATGCACTGTAAAGCTTGATTTTGCCTTCACGAGTGGAAGTGTCGATGAAGTGCTGGACAGTGCCGAGTTCGGTGTTTTCGGTATTGAATGCGACGAGTGCGGTGTTGCTGTTGTTTTCCATTGTTTAACCTTTCCTAGATTGTTGTTATTTGTTTTCAGGCTTGCGCCTAAAATCTTTTATATCACACGTCTTCGTTATTTTCAACGTCGGCGTGTCGTTTTGTATGCTCTTCAGGGTTCCACTTCTGCGGTTCCTCAAAGGTTGCATACTTGTAGAAAGTTTCCTCGTTCATAGAGACTTTTTGCGAAAAAATTTCAATGGAACGCGGAATGAAATTCGGAAACAGTCTCTTCGCACGAATCGAATACGCGCGTGCATCCTTCAAGCGTCCGTCGATAACGTGTTCGGCTTCCATGAAATCGCCGTCCGCCAATTCCATGCCCTTGAGCACGGCATAGACGCGCGTGCGGAAGATATCGGTTTTAGTCCTAGCCATGTGTTCACACTCCTTGTAAGATTTTTTGCAATTCATTGTCATTATATCGTTTCGTGTCCAGTCTGTCAAAATTTTTGAACACTGCGATAATCAAGTTTTGCGCTTGCGGAGTATCGAAAATCGTGCAGCAGTCGTATGAGGTGCCGCCCTTGACGGCGCAGACGGCGCACCATGCGATCAGGTTAGGCGGATTGATGAAGCCGTCAAGATATTCGACATCGAACGTCCTAGACAATGCAGTCGCCAAACTGTCCCAAGTGCCCAGACTGCCCGCGATCTGTGACACGGTAACAATCGCTTGCGAAAACCATTCACTAGGCGTGTCACGCCACAGTTCGCATAGCATGTTCACGGCACGGCAGCACGTTTCAAAATCGCCGTACCCCATATCAAACCGCTTCAAGTTCAGCTCACGCTTATGGCCTTTCGTAGCACGGGCAATACGTTTGCTTTCCATGATCGCGTCATCGAAGTCACGCATGCGGTAGATAGGCCGCCTGTCATCACCGCGCCTAAACATAATACCGCTCCTCAACGCGGAAATAGCTGATATTCTCCGTATGAGAGCGGATAGCCGCCCACTTTTTAATCAAGTCTGCCGCATCCTTGTACGAGGGGGCGTAGCCAACTTCGATAGGCGGTTTGCGCGCATCCCTCAAATATGCGAGAGCCACGAAAGTGCTATACATGTTTCAAAACTCCAATTCGTCCACGAAATCACTGTCACCATACAGCCACATGTTCAGCCACACGTCAGGACGGGGGCACCGTTTCGGCGGATTAGTGGCGCTCCGCTTATGTTGTCTTCCGGCCCAAAACGCTCGCAATCGCCAATAACTGTCAGCGTCCGGGCACGTGCCGCATGTCCATGAATGTATCCAACCACGAAAATACATGGCTCAACTCCTATCCATGAGTGGCGTGGACGCAATATCCATAGCATCCAACACCATAGCACGCATTTCATTAGCCTTCGTCGGATCATAACCACATCGTGCGGTTCCCGCAGTCAAGCCGTACGCCAAGTAAAACAGATGTTGGTGCGTGCAGTATTCAATACACACATCACCACCCATATGAGGGCTATTGAACTTTCCAACACGAATATCGCCATAACGCATTTCAATCATCCTTCCTAATCACATGTCAAAAGAAAAATCAGTAGGGCGGCGGCAACCAAACACAATGTCACCGTGATGGCAATAAGCAACATCACGTCACGAAAATCATCATGCGTGGAATCACTCAAGCCGACAACAGCGAGAGAAATACCCACCACGAGCGCGAAAAACAAAATCGCACACCCAACGAACCGGAAGACCATCAAAGCAACCACTCCTATATCATACCAAAAACGACAACAACACCAACAACACACGCGCAGACAACAAGGACAGAAGCAAGCATATCAATTCTCCTTTTCAACACGCTTGGCAAGCAAAAACGTAATTGCCCATCGAAAAATAGTGCACGGTATTGTAGTCAGTGAATGCCACTGTGATGGACTTGTTCCACCAATCAAACGAAACAACGGTGTTCATTTTATTTCCTTTCCCTTGAAACCGATAACTACAGCATAACACAAACAAAAACACGACACGTCCGAAAACAAAACAAAGCAAAATAATAAAAACACCTACCTACCGGTCGGTAGGTTACGGTTACGTTACCGTAACTTAGCGGGACACGGATTGTTGCATATACAACCATTGACACAGTGTCAATAAAAAAAAACGACACGCCCGAAAATAAAAAAACTTGACAGGTGGGCGTAAAAAAAATACAATAGGACTATAAACAAAACAAAGTGACAACGAAGACGCAGAACAAAAAAAAATAATACACAAATAAAAAAAACCACAAGGGAAAATCTTCACACAAACCCACACCCCTC